CACACTTCCTACAAAACCAAGACGAGATGGAGTATTTATGGCTTATAGTAGTGTTCAAGCAACAGCAGGATTCGTAATTGCAAATATTAATGCAGAAGACCAAACAATAGAGGTTGCGACTACTCAAGCAAACAATGGGGTTATTGAGCTAAATATTACTTATGAAGAGGACAATAGGTAGGGGAAAAGAATGCCATTTGATGAAAGGAGTGGGTTATTTGATGTAGGGGAATTTGATGAAGCAGAGTTTGATATGCTTTCAGTTCCAGACTTAGAAGACACTGCAACAGTTTCTGAAACAAAAGAAAAAGAAGTCGGCAAGAATGTAACTGAGAATAGTTCTTTAAATGATAACATCACAGATAGAGCAATAGACAAAGGTTTCAAAGAAGATGCATATCTTACAGAGAGTTTTAATTTATTCAAAATTTGGAACATAGAACTCCACGATTATGGATATGCAGTAGATGAGTTTTCTAAGTTAATTGCAAGAGAAGAAGCAGATGCAATAAACACAGCTGATTTTATTTCTAAATTAATTGGATTTTCTGAAAAGTTAAATGAGATGAGTTCTCTTGCAGATGTTTTTGAAAAAGAAATAGGTAAAAATGTAATTGATTCTGTTAATAGCATTGATACATTTCAAAAGACAGTGACTAAAGGCCTGCAAGAAGTAAGTACAATAATTGAAGACTTCGAAAAGACCAAAGGAATATTTTTGAATGATGCAATCGAAGTTATTGACCAGAGATGCGTAAACAGAATAAGTGGAGTTATTTCTACGATCCAGGAAGACCTAAGAACAGTAATGTATGATTTAATGAATGAGCAAGTAAATCTAATCAAAAGCACAGATGTGACAGATGGTGGATTTATTGAAGACATCGACCAAGTGACATTCTGTGTGGACTGCAGAATCGTACCATTAAGCCAAAAGGACAGGAACTTATTGCCACTTGGAGAAGTCACTACAGGGAACATGACAGCATACTTCTTGCCAAGTTATGACTACAAGGGGCAGACTTACGAAGTGGAAGAAAGTGACATTATAGTGGACTCAAAGAACGATGTGCAATACAGAGTACTGAAGATAGTTCAAAGGGAGCATTTAAACACGAAAGTGGTGTACATTAAGGCACTGCTTCAGAGGATATGAAGATGATAAAAAAACTATTAGCAATGAAGCTGAATTTTAATTGGCTATACAGAACATGGGAAACACTGAAACTAATCTATAACACTTTTTTATTAAAGATTAGCAAAGGCAAGATAACATACCAGGAGACAAGGGAACTCTTAAAGAATTATGCCTATGTTGCAAATATTAGAATATTGGACAATTACTTCACATTAGCAAACAAACACACAATGAAGAAGTTAATAAAGCTAAGCCCAGTTATTTACAGATTTATAATCCCAAACTTTGCAGTGGGCATTATTTGGAGCAGGACACATGCTTATAACTTTTTTATAGACTCAGACAAGAAAGTATGGGGTATCGAGCCACAAACAAACAAGGTATTCGAGATAACAGACAAAAAGGAAGACATCCAACTGATGATCATACAAAATGGTAAATATCGGCTTTAAAATAGACACTCCGAGACTTGAAACAATGAAGCAGGAGACTGTGAACAAGTACAAGAAAGTTTTATTTTTAAGCATGAACAAGATGGAAGAGCTTGCCAAGCGAAGATGTCCAGTGGATAGTGGGACATTAAAGAACAGCATAAAGCTGGAGCCGATGCAAGAGGGAGCAACAACATACACACTCAGTGATGGCGTAGATTATGGGGTACTTGTGGAATATGGCACTGCCAGGATGATTGCAGCACATGGACCACACGATCCAGAGAATCCAGTAACAAGCTGGGAAGCAAAAAGGAAACGAAATGCACAGGGACAAACTATGCCATTTTTTAGGCCAGCAATGCTTGAAGTTAAACGAGTATGGATGCCCAGATTTAAGAAACAAGTATTCAACAAATAATATTCCCCCCACATAACTCCAAAAAAACTTTAAAGTTTCCTCTGTCGCAAGGCAGGGGTTTTTTATGCTCAACACTAACAAACTTTATATATTTGGTAGGGAATAAACAAATATAGGCCAAGAGGCTTAATACTTCCAAGAGGAAACACAACTATGGTATACATCAATCCAAAATGGATAATATGCGAATTTTTAAGAAGCAGATTAATAGATCCAAGGTCAGAGCGAAGACCAACATTAAACACTAATTCTATAACAGCGATTGAAGACCAGACAGTTGTTCCTCTTACATTTACAACAGGCAAAAGCCTAAGTTACATAAACAAAGTCGAAGTTAATTCTGCAGAAAAAAGAAAGTGGGTAGATTATTATATTGACTTTAGAAATAATAAGATCGTATTTTTTAATAAATTAAGTGCAGGGGATGTCGTAGAAATTGAAGTATACGAGACCAGCACAGACTGGATATACTGGGACAGATTACATGGTAAATTAAAGAAAGAGAACTTCCCAAGAATTTCAGTGCTTGTCGCAGCAGGAACAGGCGTAAGACAAGGCAACTATGAAGCTCCTATAGAATACTACCTAACAGCACAAATCGACATATATGCAAAGGAAAAGGCAGTTGGGCAGATATTCAGAATAGATGACAAGAACTACACAGGGGAAGAGTTGGCTGAACGAATCGCATACGATGTGCAAGAAGTATTCGACAAGTATGAGAATGATATGCATCCAGCACTTTATAATTACAATCCCAGCTCATTCCCACCGAGAAATGTTCCGTATGACGAAACACTACAATGTCATAGGAAGATAGTGGACTGTGAGCTGAGTGGAATCAATGTAGGAAGAATCGAATAGTTTAAATAGGAAAAAGAGAAGTTTTAAAAATGATAAGCACACTAAGACATGATGGGTGGTACAAATGCTACAAGAATACACATGTCAAGGATGCAAAACAAAATTCGAAGCACAGGATTGGAGAAAGAGAAAATACTGCTCCAAGAGATGCAAAGGGCTTCACACAACAACTGGGCAATTTAAGAAAGGACATAAATGGGACTCAGAAACAGAAAAACGAAGAGTTGAGTCAATACAAAACAAACCAAGTAATGGGATGCTTGGAAAAAAGCACAGTGAAGAAACAAAACAAAAAATGTCGAAAAGCAGTAAATTCCCATACAATTATATCGATGGAGGCTATCATGGAAAAATCAAAAAAAATAAATGCGAGATTTGTGGAGAATCTCAAAAAAGGATTCTCATTCATCACAAAGATAAGAACAGGAAAAACAATGAAAAAAACAATCTTATTGCAGTCTGTTATAAGTGTCATACAAAAATACACTTCCCAGATGGCAATATTGGGAGAAACTATGAGAGGTGGTTATAATGTCTTTTAATGAGTACCTTCTTGGGAAGAGGGAAAGAATCTCTTGGGTAGCTGAAACAAGCTATGGCACAGGGGGAAACATGGCAACTAATGGGGAAATCGTAGGATTAAACTGTACGATGGAGCCAGACTGGAGCCGAGGATGGCAAGAGAAACTAACTGCAGGAGCAGACAACAGAACAGTGCAAGGAAGAGTACCAGGAGCAAAACAACTTCCATACACAATGAACTTCGTACCAGTTAACTGGAAATGGTTGAAATACATCATGGCAGTAAACACTACAGGGGCATCAGCTCCGTATACACACACATTCTCAATGCGAAACAGTATTCTAAGCTGGAGACAAGAGTGGGCAAGAAGACACACAACTCCTCATGTCTTAACAACTGTAGGAAATGCAATAAAGAGTGCAACAATTTCGTTCAGCAAATCAACAGGCGAGGGAACAGATGGATGGATTAGTATTGCAGCAACATGCGTAGCACAGGATGTCTCAGAGGGAGAAACTGTGACAACTCTTGCAAGTGGAAATATCGCAAAGGATGGCTTCCAATTTAGGCATGTTAAATGGACTCTTAATTCAGCAGAGATAAAAGAAGTGAACAATGGAGAAATCACAATTGACAATGGAATCGATGAAAACGATTCGAGATATTGCAATAGTACCTATGCAGATTTATTGGGAGAGCCAATACCAAAGACATTCAGAATCACTGGAAGATTCAATGTGAACATCAAGGACAAGACTATGTTCGACCATTGGGATGCAGGAACTCCAGTGGGTGGAAATAACATTCTACAATTAGAACGAGCAAACAATGATGATATAGTCTTCACATTTGGGGACTTTTATGTGCTGGGAGCAGTACCAGGAACAAATCTTGAGGGAATCACAAATGTGGATGTTGTATGGGCAGCAGATGCATTCACATCAGTGGTAGCAAAAGATGACATCGCAACCTACTGAGCCACTTGAGAAGATCCTTGAGGGCTTAGGCTTAACACATGCTGAAGCAAAGTTTATTGAAGAACAAAATCCGATGCACTACAGAAACAGGCTCTTGGATTTGGGCTTTAAAGAACAAGAAGCAACAGAAATATCACACTGGTATGCAGAGTATGTCTACACTCCAGTGATGGAAATATACAAATGGAGAAAAGAGCAAGGGGGAAATAACAATGGAATATGAAAACGATTTTGTGGAAGAAAAACCAGTTGAAATAAAGATAGATGGCAGGGTATTCAAATACAAGCCAACAACTGGTGGGGATGAAAACGAATGGCTAAAGGAAATCATGGTAGTGGATCCACAGACCAAGACCACAGGGATTGACTGGAGTCAGTACAACAAGAAGAAGCTGGGAAACATTACTTCGGTGCCTTACAGCAAAGAAGTGATAAGTAAGATCATCGGACAAGAAAAAGACTGGGCAGAATTAACAAACGAAGAAAGGTACAAATTACTGGGCAAACTTAAACCAGGAATGTTCGACAAATTAATTAATGGCATGAAAGCAGTCGATGAGCCAGACCATAAATCAGTAAAAAACTAAGTTGGCTGATTGAGACATGCAACATGGATGATGGATTCATCATCAAGGACAGGAGAGCATTGCTCACATGGTGGAAAACGATGGCTTTTGAGAAAGGCATCAGCCCAGCAGAGTTCAGGAGAAGCAGAATCTCTGATATTGAGGAAATAATGATCGTAAACAACATGGTAAGTCAGAAAGCACAAAGAAATCAAAAAATGAAAGATTTAATGGGCAAAGTGAGGTTTTAAAGACAAATGGCAGCAATCGCAGCAGCAGGGGCAAAAGGAGCAGCAGGAAGCAGTATGAAGATAACTGGAACAATGGATACTGCAAACATAGATAGAGGCTTCTCTCGAGTAAATCAAGGCTTCGAGCAGACCAAAGGACAAGCGAAGTCATTCGGCTCAGACATGCAAAGAGTGGCAAGGACAGTGAGTGGTCTTGCGAAGAAGTTAATGTTTATGGGCTTAGCAGGAGCAACAGCAATGGTAGGAATTGCAAGCAAGGCTCCAGCAGTGGCTCCAGCACTGGCGAAGATGCAAGTAGAGTTCGGAAAGATGACCAGGAGTCTTGGGGAAGCACTTGCTCCAGCATTTGAACGAGTCGTAGAATGGCTTGAGAAATTAGCTGTATGGGTAGATAACAACAAGGAAAAGATAGGCGAAATCGCAATGAAGTTCTTGGATTGGGCAGAAAAGGTAGGAAACTGGGCAATGGATAATCCAGGCTTATTCGCAGGAATAGTCGCAGGCCTTGCATTGGGACCAAGCATATTGGGTGGAATCGCAGCAGTGAGTGGGCTGGTGGCATTATTAACAGGAGCCACAGTTGCAGGAAGTTTATTGACAGCACTTGGATACATAGCACTAATAGGTGGGGCAAGTTATGTCGCATATAAAGGAGCCACATGGGCAGTAGACAAGGCACAGAAGTATGCAGGAATGGGAACAGATCCAAATGCTCCAACAGATATGAGTGGGCAGACATTACTGAGCAGACTCCCACAAAAGATATGGGCAGACATTAGAGGAAAACCAGCTCCATGGGAAGATCCTTTTAATCCAAATAGTCCTGCTATGCTTGAAGAGATTAAAAGAACAGCTCCACAAAGAATGGCAATGTATGATCAGTATCCAGAAACAAGACCAATGATGAGTGCAGCTCCTATTCAGGACAGAAGAATGTGGCTCTTACAATGGTGGGATTCAGTATGGGGGTAAACTAAGATGGCATTAATGAAGATAGAAAATTATGTAGAAAATTATGATGGAACAGCAGACACATTCACATGGCCATACAATCCTCAAGCATTTGATTCAACAACAGACAGCAATCATCAAATCACACCACTGCCATTTTATAGGCATCACATACTTGTGAGTGGGGATGGGATAGCTCCAAAGGGAATCATATTGACTGGGCATTTTAGTGGAAGCTCAATGCTTACAGACTGGAGAAATTGCAATAAACACTTCTCAGAGACAAGCAAACTTAAAAAATTATTTTTTGAAAGTGATAAATTCCACTTAGGTGTAGGAAAGCAGATTAAACGAACACATGCAGGGGGCAGAACTAATTTTATAGATTATGTCGCAACATTTGATGCAATCGTGGGAATTTTATTCGGAAGCACAGAGAAGACCAGTGGAACTAATGCAGGAAACACAAAGACATTCGTCACAGAGATAACAGGCACAGTAACAAATGGAGCATCAAATGTAGTACTGGAGGATGCAATAGGGAATACAATCACAATCCCAGCATCAGCACTAACAACAGGACATTCTTTTAAATATCAGCTTGTGAAGATGATAAATTCAGGCAGTGGAATCTTTGTGTCAGAATACAGCTATGTGGAAGTGAATGGAGTGCATATTAAAACAGTAAGAACAACAGGGGGAATGGGTGTGTTACAAATCGAGCCAGGAGAAAATATCACAACAGTGACAACTTCTAATTTAAGTACTGTAACAAGGAAATTCAGAGATGGGTATGTGGACTAAAAATGTCAAACTTTATTATTGATGTAGAACTGGGAAGCGAAAGAGGAAGTATCGAGCCAGATGTAGGCTTTCATTACACAAACAATCTAAACGATGTAAACGAGGCAGAGATTAAACTAAGTGGCTCAGGGAAGACCAAACGAGGACTTCTGCAGATAGGAGCAACTGTTTATATTTATAGGAATGGAGTTCTTGAATTTAAAGGATTAATAGACAACACAGACTACTTCGTAGGTGGGACTGTAGTGTTTCATGCGAGTGGCTGGGAAGTTTGGCTTGCAAAGGAAAATGGGACATACAACAACAGCCCATGGGAAGACACAGCAAGTGCAACAATATTCGGTCAAATAATAGGCGAAAGCACAAAGTTCACTGCAGGAACAATAAATGCAGGATTTAATACAGATTTCAGACTGAGCGAATCGCAGAGTTTATGGAATGGAATTGGTAATCTTGCAACAAAAACATCGCAGGACATAAGCATTAATTATACAACAAATGTAATAAGCATTTTAAATCATTTAGGGAGCAGTTCAATTGTCGCAACATTAAACGAGGGAATCCAAATAAGCAACTTAAGGCGAAGTGTAGGGCTTCCAAGAGGCAATAGAGTCACAGTTTATGGAAAAGGCGATGGGAACTCACAAATCAAAGCAACAAGACAGGATTTAAGTTTATATGGTAGAATAGATAAGACAGTGGTGGACAGGAGCATTGTGAGTAATTCTGAAGCAGGGAAACTTGCAGATGCAGAACTTGCCATGAATAAGGATCCACCGAATATTTATGATTTTGAATTAAACAATCCAGAGTACACAGGCATAAGTCTCGGAGACCATATAGAACTTAATGCTCTTGACATGGATGTAGAACAAGAACAAGTGCGAATTGTAGGTATAGAGCGAGGCAGAGTAGGAGCTTCAGAGTTCTGCTCATTACAATTAACAAATCCAGAGATGAAGCATTTGATGAGAACAAAGGGGAAAGTTCTTGCAGAGTTACAAAAGAAACAAACAGACGATACAACATACATGCAAGGTAATCTTAATGTTTTAGCTTTTTCAGAAATGATAAATGCAAATAATACTGCTCCTCTTAGAGTTTTCGCATATCTTCCAAGTTTTCTTATTTATGATGAAATAGGAAGAAACACAGTTAATTTATTTAATCTTGATTATGAAGTAAATACTTTCAGAAGTGGAGTAGGAACTGCAACAGAAAGTAATGTTGCTCCAACTGTAACTGGAACAAGTAGCTCTACTCAACCAAGTGTTAGTGGAACAAGTGGCTCTACTTCTCCGTGGGTAAGTGGAACAAGTAGTAATACTCAGCCAAGTGTAACTGGGAATACTTCTACTATTGGAGCAGGAACAAATGGGTATTCTTTTGGGATGTATTCTGCTAATGTAACAGGCAATGGAAGTTGGAGAAATGTAGGAACTTCAATAAATTTGGCTTCTACTCCTTATTTTTTCCACGGGGTCTTTGGAACTTTTGAAATTGATACAGATGCTGGTGATGGTATGTGTTGGAATAGTTGGGTAGATGTAAGGCTTAGGAGAGGAACAAGTAGTGATTATTGGCCTTCAAGTAGTGGAATGGAAATTTGTGTAAGGCACGGTGGAGCTGGTATTTATACTAATAAATTAGCTTTTTTCTTATTTTGTCCTGTTGATTGGGGTGGAAATACTATAAGATTACAATACAGAATGCAGAATCAAGATAGTTGGGCAAGTGGTGGAACTTATGTAATAAGGTATGGTTATATAGGTAATAGAGGTCACTTGCACGGAGATGGAAGTTTTGAGGCTGATAATCACAGACACGGAGATGGAAGTTTTGAAACTGCAAGTCATAACCATAGTGTAAGTATTGGAAGTGGTGTTTATGATTCAGCAAGTGTTAATGCTACTCAGATTTCAGAAATTAAACTTTATCATTACAATCTTACAACAAGTAGCTGGGATTTGAAACATACAATTACAAATACTGGTAAGACTTTTGATACTGATGTTGATATTAGTAATGGTGGAATGTATCCTGATGCTGCAGGAAGTTGGAAAGTTGAAATAAAAACAAACAATGCATCTCCTGATTTAGTTCAAGCTGTAATTAAATGTAGGCATAAAATAGAATTTTAATGAGGTATAAAAATGGAAATAACAATTAAAAAAGTTGAGGAAGTAAATGGATTATTAAGAATCCACACAGAATGTAAGTATGGCGAAGATAATCTTGGTTTAAATTTGGAGAAGAAATATCTTGACCCAGTAACTGATAAACCTTTATGGGAAGAAGAAGTTAAAAGTTTATTGCAAAATAAGTATGGTAAAGAAATAACTATCAAAAATGACTAATATTAAAGAATGCAGGAAAATCTCTAAGAATTGTTTTGGTGGCGAAGCATTAGAGGTAGAACTTGATAATGGAGAGATTGTAGTATTTGAGGATTATAATCAAGCTATGCAGGATGTTGGAGATGAGAAATATTTTATTAAGAAGTTAAAGCAAGAAGAAAAAGATAAAAAAGCTGATAAAAATAAAGTTCAAATCCAAGAAGTTAGAGAAGAAAGAAATAAAACACTTCAATCTTTAAATCAATTCAAGAAGATAAATATAGACTAATTATGGAAAAATCTACCAAATGCACTCATAAAATCCCTCCGCTTCGGATACCCACTGCTTTAGCTGTGGGATGAGAAGCAAAACATTTATATATTAGTTCCTCTACATTCACTATATGAAGTCCGTAGCTACTATCAAACTTAAAATCCCTATGAACAAACTGCTTCTTGACACCATGAAGCAATACTCCAAAACAATATCTTACATAGCTGATAGAGGGCTTGAAACTGAGACTTACAACAGATACAAGCTTCACCATCTTTGCTACTATGAATGCAGGAAATTGTTTAACCTGCCCTCCCAGTTTATCATAAATGCCAATCGTATAGCTTCGCAAACCCTTAAATCTGTGAGAGCCAACAAGGGCGGAAAGCCAACCTTCAAGGAGATTATGCCTCTTGACTTTGACAAGAGAACATTCACTTTCAGCTTTGACAAGGTTAGGGTTAGCACTATCAACGGCAGGATTGACATTCCCATCAATATTCCTGAATACTACTGGAAGTATCTTGACTGGAGCTACCAGACTATGCTTGTGACTGTTGACAAGCATAACAGGATGTTTCTTCATATCACATTTTCCAGAGATGTCAACATCAACAAGATTTCTAACGGACTTCAAGTTGGTGTTGATGTCGGAATAAACCATGTTGCTGTGACAAGCAATGGGCAGTTCTTTAGCGGAACTGAAATCAAGCGTAAAAGGCTCAAATTCAAGCGGTTGAGAGCAAGACTCCAAAGTAAAGGCACTCGTTCCAGCCAGAAACTCCTTAAAAAGATTTCTGGCAGGGAGAGACGTTTCAAGGCTTACTGGAATCATGTAATCTCCAAGCAGATTGTGAATAACTGCGAGGCTGGGGCTATTGTCCTTGAAGACCTCAAAGGAATAAGAAAGATGAGGAAAGGCAAGAAGATTAACTTCTGGCTGAGTGGATGGTCTTTCTACCAGCTCCAGAGCTTTATTGAATACAAGGCTCTCAGGAGAGGAATAAAGACTATCAAAGTCAATCCTTATCTCACTTCCCAAAGGTGTTCCAGGTGTGGAAGCGTTGGTTCTCGTTCCAAAGGTTTTTTTGTTTGTTCCCATTGTGGTTATTCTCTCAATGCTGACTTAAACGCAAGTTTTAACCTTGCTAAGCACCACAGCAATGCTGATGGTGTTTTGGGTTCTGTAACAAACCCAAACATTCAGGGTGATGATGTCAAAGGCACTTTTTGTGCAACTGCGACTGAGCTTATGGATAAAAGCCCCCATCTTTAGATGGTGGGATTATGTTACTTAGATGATATTCTTAGAGCAGAGATAGATATTAATGCAGGAAAGACTCCAAAGGAAGTTGAAGAAGAAGAATCTTTAAAGATTATGTTGTGGATTTAATAAAGGTTATTTAAAGACTATTTAATTGCCAACTTTTAGAAAGAATCAAAAGCACAGAATTGGCAATTATTTAAACATTATTTAAATAATCAAAAAAGCCCATATATATATAAATATAAATAGTTTGTAATTATTTAATAAGTATTTAATTCGCAACTTTTAGAAATAGAAACTTATTTAAACTTCAACATTCTACAACTAAATAATAAATGGGATAAATTAAATAATCCCCAACAAAACAAACAAGGAGAGGATACGATATGAAACGAGAAATTGAAAAAATCGAAGTAGAAAAGCACAATGGCAGCTTTTACTACACAGGAGTTCTAAGGCCAGACACAGACAATCCAGACTGGGTAATTATAGAAACACTCAGAGGGGAGATTCTGAAATTTAGGAAAGAGCAGATCCAACAAAGGAGAAATGTGGATACGACAGGAGATGATACGAATGGAAAAACTAAAGGAAACCAAGACATATAGATTTTTTGTAGATGTCATAAACCATGCAGAGCAGAATCCAATGATTCCCAGCTTTCCAGAGTGGGCATGTGACAGATACAGGAAAGAGTTCATGGATATAGAAACACTTTCTAAGAAGATGCAGGAATACATCGACATGGCAAATGACTGCAAGGAACGAATCAAAGAGCTTAAAGAAGAGAAAGAGAAAGGCTTGGATTTAGGCATGATGAAGCAACACGAACTGGCATGGATTAAACAAGAGGGTGTGCGAAGAGTGAAGTCTGCAACATTTGAGGGAGTCTACAAGGCTTTTATTAATCAATTTAACAGACCAGACATCAACAGGAAGCAATTCCAACTGCTGATAGACAGATTCGATAATAGTGAAAAATAGCGATTTTGGGGTAAAAATCAACAAAATCACTCCAAAATAGCCTCAAAATAGGGCAAATTACCGAAAGTTTTAAAAAGGTGGGAGTCATTCCATAGTACAGATAAGGCAGAAAGGCAACAAAAATGAGATACGAAGAACAATGCTACTGGAATACCAGAACATACGAAAAAAACTACTGGAAAAAATTAAACAAAAAAACAGTGGTTGCAATTCTAATTATTATTATAGCACTACCAATAGGAACAGCATGGATAGGAATCCCTCCAATCTTTAAAGGGACAATCAAGGCAATCGAGACAGCAGGATACTGGATGGGGTGGAAGTTACAATGAGACCTACACCAAAGAAAGGATACACAAGCCCAACAGTGTGCCTTGATGGAGAAGACACACATGAGTGGGAAGACAGCAACATGATGGAAGAGGGAATAGCATACAAGGTCAGAATCTGCAAGAAATGTGGATACTGGTACTAAAAACAAGGAGATGAAAAAACATGACAGAAAAACAAATAATAGCACAAGGCTTGACACAATCAGGATGGAAGAAAATCGATGACTTACTGGCAAGAGCAAACAAGGAACAGAGAAGGATTATCATGATGAAGTGTGCAGACAAGCTACCACAAGACATCGTCACAGTGGAACTAAACAAAAAGGTGGAATGATGACAGAAGAAGATAAATGCGAAGAATGTGGAGCAATTATCACAAGTGACTGCTACATCACAGAGCCAGATGGCATGGTAGAATACTGGGGAGCAATGGTCTCAATGCCAGATGTAGTGACAGGATACCTATGCCCAGACTGTGGGCATGAGGGTAAATTTTAAGGAGATGATACGAATGAGAGTAACAAACATAAGAAAGGAATACAAGACCACAGCACTGGTGGAAAGCGAAAGCACACCAGGAGCATTCTATAAAGTGGTTTTTGAGAATGGAGCAATGACTTGCACATGTCCGAGTCATACAAAGGCAGGAAAGGAATGCAAGCACATAAGGGCTTTTAAAGAAGAGCTGGAATATTTGAAAGAGATGCGAGAGCAGGAGCAGGATGCACAATGAGATGCCCAAACTGTAACAAGGAATACACTCCGAAGCTCGGAGCAAGAAAGACAAATCAACCAATACAAAACGAATATCCCAAAGCAACAGCAGAGGAACGAGAGCAGTTAATAAGTGGGATTTGCTCGGATAAATGCTGGGATGAGTTCTTGGGAATAGGGGGAAACAAACAATGAAATACACAAACAAACACAACTTCCCAGACTTTGTAGTACAATGGCTGGAAAGCGATGACTATGACTACGACCAGAACACACTGAGTGCAACAACACTCATGAAACCAGCAAGAGCCTATGCATTAGCAAAGCAGAACTGGGACAACTTGGAGATAGATGTGAGCGATATAGTGGCCAGCAGATATGGAACAGCGATACATGACAGTGTCGAAAAGGTAAAACTAAGAGACTGTGTCCAGGAGCAAAGGTTGAAGAAAAACATCATGAACAAGATCATCACAGGGAAGTTCGACATTTTAAGAAAAGTGGCAGATGATCAGTGGGAACTAATCGATGTAAAAAGCACAAGTGTGTGGACTTATATCTATGGAAGCAAGGATGAAGAGTACATCAAGCAACTGAGCATTTATAGGTTTTTGGCAACACAGAATGGATACAATGTGCTACCAGATGCAAAGATATGGATGGTCTTCACAGACTGGAGCCAGGAGAAAGCAAAGAAGAACGATGACTACCCAAACACAAGGATTGTAATCAAGCCAATCAAACTATGGAGCGAAGACCAAACAATGCAGTACATCGCAGAAAGAATAAGGATCCTTGATGATGCAGCAAGTAAGAAGCAGGAAGAGATGCCCAGATGCACAGATGAGGAACTATGGGCTGAGGCAGATGTGTGGCAAGTGAAGAAAGAGGGCAGAAAAACAGCATTAAAGAACTGTGCAACAGAGGAAGAGGCAAACGATTATATCGGAGCAGTGAAGCCAGAGGACAGACCTAAGACCAGCATAGAGCTGAGAAAGGGAATGGTTAAGCGATGTAAATATTGCACAGCAAGGAAGTTCTGCACACAATACAGGGAAATGGTAGAACAAGGCAGATGCGAGGACTTAGAAAAAGCATAGTACAAATAGAAACTTTTATAAAGTTCAAGGATTTGAGATAAAACAATGGGAGCAATCCCACAAAAAACAATGGAGTTGATACGAATGGAAAAGAAAAGCAAAATAGGAGTTCTAAGATATGTCGCAGGGACAGGAGCGAAAGGCATTAAATTTGAAGATGAGCCAGAAACTTGGTACAATCCTGCAACAGATGAAGCAAAGGAGCAAGTCAAACAAGACTACAAAGGTAAGCAAGTAGAAATAATGCTTGTGGATGGCAAAAAGACTGAGTTCTCAAGCATGGTTTTATTAGAAAAGCAAGACCAGGAAGCAGAGGAAAAAGAGGAAGTAATTGTCGAAACTGAGCAAGTGGAAGAAACACAGGAGCAACCAAAAGAGGAAAAGGCTCCAGAAAAGCCAGCAGAGACCAAAAAAGAAACTATCTCTAAGAAGACAAGCAAAGACCAGGAAGAAGAAGAGAATCCATTAAAAGAGCTGTTTCAAGCAATGAAAGGGCTGGAATACACTCAAGCAGTGTACAAAGAGATGGAATCAACTAAACTGGAGACAGCACAGAAAGGACCACATAAGCTGACTTATGCAAGCTGGGCTGAAGCATGGGGGAGTTTGAAAAGGATCCATCCAACAGCAACATTCAAAGTTTATGAGAACGAGGATGGAGTGCCAGCATTTTTTAATAAAGAACTTCCAAGCATGGGGGCATTTGTTAAAGTAAGCGTGTCGGTTTTAGGATTAGCACACACAGTACATCTTCCAGTAATGGACCACTCAAACAAGAGCATACCACTGGAAAGGATGACAACATTCGACATTAATAAGAACATCCAGAGAGCATTGGCGAAAGCGATAGCACTGCATGGAATGGGCTTATATGTGTTTAAAGGCGAAGACTTCCCAGAAGACAAGTGAGGCGATGAGCATGGGAGTTCCACATTTAACAAAACTAAGAGAGTTCATGAAAGGGAATGCCGACAAGGCATTCTCCAGAACTGAACTACGAGACACACTGAAGCAGAACTTTAATACAGTGATGCAGAATTTAAAGTATTTACAAGAAGTAGAGGGAACTGTAGTGCAAAAACAGGACAGCGAGAAAGAGCTGTATCAATGGAAAAAATGAGCAAATACCTACGAGACCGAGCCAAGAAGCATGAAGTGATTAATGAGTTCTCAGGCAAAATGCACTTTTTTAAAGTTAGGAGTGATAATGGGGAAGAGCATAATGTCAGCATCCAAGCAGGGTGTGACTGCACTTATATGGGGGTGCAAGGCATCGCAAATGGGTACATTTGCAGCCATGTGTTAGCAGTGATGGAGAAGATCCTGGAGACAGGATGCATCAGGCTGACAGTAGACAGCAAACAAATAGTCCAGCTTAAAAGGAATGTCTGCATGAATTTGGTAAGACCAAGCAACAGAGTGCTGAACGAGGTAAGAATATCCACAGGGGAATCAAAAGCACATATCGACAAGAAAATCGAAGTGTGCAGGAGATTAAAAGAAGAGGGAAAGCACTTCATCACAGAGGCAATCTTCCAAACAGGGGGGCGTGCAGACATCCTTGTGCTGGATACATTCACAGCGATAGAGATAGTAAACACAGAGAAAAACGAATCATTGATACGAAAAGCCGAAGAATACCCAGATGGGATTAAATTGGAAGTGATACGATGTTAAACGAAGAAAACATATATTGCACAGTTCCAGAGGATGCAATCGAACATGATGCAGACAGGGAACAAGTGCTGGACTTTTTAAGAGAAAATCAAGGCAGATTTTATACAGCAAGGGAAATAGCAAAGGCCTGCAACTTACCAACAAGAGGAACACAAGTGGAAGTAAGAAAAGCAGTGACCAAGCTGATAGAAATCGACATGCAACCAATCATGAGCAATGCAAAGGGCTTCTCTTATGTAACACAGAGCAATCAGATGTGGTTTTATAGCAAACAGCTCGAAGAAAGGATGCAAGGCTTACAGCGAAGAATTACAAAAGTGCGAGAAATCGCAAGGAAAATGGAGTGTGATGGGATATGAACGAACAAGATATGAAAGAGCTGATACACAATAGTCAGACAGCAATAAGTGAAATGGGGAATCATGTGATGAGACTCCAGGAAAGACATGAGCGAATGTGGAAAAGACAGGAAGAGATAGAAGCAAGACAGCTGAGGGATATGCAAGACCAATGGAAGATGATTCATGATTTAAGCAACTTGGTCGAAGAGCTGAAAACACAATGCAAGAAGTAGACTATCATGGAACAATAGAAAGACCATGCCCAGAATGTGGCAAGGAAAGAACAATCTATCATGGAACACTAAATGGAAAACAATTCATGCTGTGCCAGGAGTGCTTATATGACAAACATGGAATTGGACATCCAGGCGTAAGACAAGGCAGATGCACAGTGGCATATTGTAACAAATGTCAAAAGCCATCAATGAAGTTAAAACAAGATCAGGAAGAAATCAAGGATGACTTCTTAATTAAAATATGGCAGTGTAGATGTGGGAATACAAAAAAAGAAAAGATAAGACTATGGGGTGGAATGAGCGATAGAATCTTTATATGCAATGAGTGTCACAGAACACACTACACAAAAGAAGAGCCAGACAGATGTGATTGTGGAGCAGACAACTTCGGAATACAGGACAGTGATTAAAAATGAGTGGTAGTTTTTGGGTGTTTAGATGCACAGGATGTGGCCAGTGGGCAGTAAGGGAGATAAGGACTGAACTCAAGGGCAAATCTTTCAAATGTTTCCACTGCAGGAAATCAACAACAATAAAACCAGAAACAAGAATAGGCTTGGGATTAATGCACAAAGGACCATACCAAAATCCAAGACAAGCAACAGAAGTGTGCCAAGCCTTAAACAACTTAAGGGGGCAGGAAAAATGAAAAAGAAAAAGCTAAGTTTATGGAAAAGAATAAGGATGCATTTCTGGACACAGAACAGAATCATCGAAGAGTTGCATAACTTGGATAGGATCCTTGAAAGCAGAATGAATATATGGGCAGCAATCATAAAGGAACTTGACCAGGACAAAATATATCAAATAAAAATAGATGACATATCAGAGATGGAAGAGGCAAAATTGTCTTTTAAGAAATTAAGGGATACAATCCCATGGACAATGCCTTTTATTATAGTAACCAACAAAGCAATCAAAGAACTATCTAAAGCAGAACTCAGGGCAATTGCAGTTGAGTACAAAAAGTTAAAGGAGCGTGAAAACAAATGAAAAGATTCGTGTATAACGAGAAATATGCCAAATTATTGGTATTGATGAATGGGAAAAAGTCACAGATAGATGACTTGGCAAAAACGATAGGAGTTAATTCAGGACACTTAAGGATCGTACTGGACCAGCTACACAAGGAAGATGTAATAAACAAGGAAAAACCAGGCAGGGATTATCAAATAACACTCACAGAGAAAGGCAAGATACTTGCTGAAAGATTTGGAGAAATTATGGGAATCGTAGACAACTGGGATTCTTACAAAAAAGCAATAGGGGAAAAGAAAAATGATGCAAAACAATGAAGAAATAAAACCAACACCACAAAAGGTAGAACAAAAAGAGCTAAAGCATGAGTACAAGATACTTGAAGATGGCACAGTGATAAGCACACAGACACAAGTCTTGGAATTTACATGGCCAGCAAGAGAGTTTATAAGTTTGCTAAGGCAGAACGAACAAGCACTGGAAAATACCAGGAAAGCGATGAGTGAAGATCATCTAAAAAAGATGAAAGAGCAGGAAGAGAAGATACAAAAGGAAATCGAGAAATTGAAGCCACTTGCAGAAGAGTCTGAAAAGAAAGCCAAAAAAGCATACGATGAGATGTTAATTGATGGGCTGACTAAATCACTACAAAACAAGCTGAAAGAGAAAGAACTTGATGAGGGCTGGTGGTTTAACATTTGGCACAGAACAAAGCAGGAAAGAAAGGATGAAGTGATGCAAAGATTATCAACTGAAGAGAAAACAGCAGTATTAAAGGCAATGATGAAGTTGAAACGAAAAGGAATCATAAAATGAAGAATGGAATCAGCTACGATGCACAAAGGAAATGTTCCAAGCTCACAGACTGGTGTGACAATGACAATATTCGGAGAGCCGATAGCGAAAGGCAGACCGAAAGTGGCGATGAGGGGGAAATTCCCCCAAGTCTACACTCCTAAAGAGACAAGACAAGCTGAAGAGTCATTCATACAACAGGCAATCAAGTTCAAGCCAGAGACACCATTCACAGGAGCAATCAAGGTAACAATTAGGTTTTATAAGAGCAGACCAAAGAGTCTCCCAAAGAAATACATACACTGGACCAAGAAACCAGACATAGACAACATGGCGAAATTAGTGCTGGACAGCTTAAACAAGATATTCTTTATAGATGACAGCCAGATAATAGAGCTTAATTGCAGCAAGGAATACAGCGAACAACCAAGAACAGAAGTGTCAATCGAAACATTTATATAGTTGCGTAGTATTAATAGGTAATAACTAAGATGAATCAATCAACTAAAATGATACAGAGAAAACACTTGGAAGACTTGGGCTTTATAGAAATCAAGGAAGCCTTATTCATGAAGCAACTGGAGAATGGAATCCAATTATATAGGGATTACAGAGATGATAATAGAGTAAGCTATGCTTACAAGAATAACAAAACACTATCGATTGATTATTTCAAGGAATTTAAAGCAATCGAAGTAATTGAGAAGCGAGTCAATATGGGAACATTAATGGCTTTCTCTTGAATCAAAGGAGATACGAATGAAACGAGAAGATGTGAGACTAACTAATAGTAACTACTTCTTATTAAAACACTCAGGGGGACAAAATGGTCAAACGAATGAATGAAGCATTCAGCGATGAAGATCATCAAGCGATGAAACAAGCAAAGGAAAGACTGGCAGAGGAACTTGGGTACAAGAGTCTGAGCTGGGAGAAATTCTTATTGCATGTGACTGGTGTGAGGGAGCTGGAGACAAAATGACAAAGGTCGAAACAAAGCGAATCAAGGAAGACTCTGAAGAATTAGAAGCAGAAGAGTTCGAAGTGCATAAGAACAAAGGGGACAAGAAAAAAGATGGTAAAACTAAACAAAAAGGATAGCGTGAAAGTAGGATTGCTGATAATGGTCTTTTTTATGATCATAATAATTCAGTACATAATTGCAACAGCATTTATAACAACCAGCATAAACAACCAGGAAACAGAGGGGTGCAATTTTCATGTATGTGCAAACGAGGAGTTCATGTATGTGGATAACGAAAGAGAAATCTGTGTATTTGGCGATGCATTAGATGAGTTTTATTGCACAGGCGAGGAGTAAAACAAGGGGAGCAGTATAGATGCTAAGAAGTGCCATAATCGCAGTTTACTCACCTCTTCTGCGTGCTACTTGCTTCAAGGCAGTACAATAGCTCCTCTTCATAATCAAAATGGAATGCAAACAATGTGGCCAATGCTGTCATTTTACAGCTTATGGGGAAGTCAAACGATGTCCTTATTTAGTGGATGATGAGCAGAAGCCAGGAAAGACCTACTGTAGGATTTATGAAAACAGAGTAGGAGTAATCATAGGCAAGACAGAAAGAGGGCTGGTTTATTGTGGATTCAGGAAAGTCATTAAAAAGAATTTCAAAGGATGCCCATTCAACAAGCCAGAGTATGAAACACAAGGGGGAAAGACCAATGGAAATAACACAAGTTGAAATCAAGGAACTAAAAGCAAACGAGAAGAATCCAAGAACAATCACAAAAAAGGAACAGCAGAAATTAATGCGAAGTATTCAAGAGTTCGGATTCGTAGATCCAATAATCGTAAACAAGAACGATACAAGGTACAATGTAGTAATCGGTGGGCATCAAAGACTGGAAGCAGCAAAGAAACTGGGAATGACACAAGTACCATGCGTATATGTGGATTTAACAGAAGACAAGGAAAGCCTGCTGAATGTAGCACTGAACGAGATAAGTGGAGACTGGGATGATACTAAGCTCTTTAATTTATTGCAGGAATTACAGGAAAAAGGGGTGGATTTAACACTTACAGGATTCGATGAGCCAATACTTGATGATATTCTAAGAAGCCAGGAGCAAGAAACAAAAGACCAATTAATCGATGTGGTCCCAAGCACTCCAAACAAACCAAAAACACAAAAGGGAGAAGTATGGCTACTTGACAAGCACAGACTAATGGTGGGAGACAGCACAAGCGAAGAAGACTTCGACAAGTTAATGAACAAGACCAAAGCAGACCTATGCTGGACAGATCCTCCATATAGCGTAAGTTACAAGGGAACGAACAATCCGAATGGCAGAGCATGGGATGTATTACAAAATGATGATTTAAGGACAGATGAACTATTCACTTTTTTAAATAGCATTTTCAAGAATGTATCAAAGCATTTAAAGGACAAGGGAGCAATATACACATGCTATGCGAGTGTGAATCACATCATATTCGAAACAGCATTAAACCAGGCAGACTTGGTAATCAAGCAGACTTTAATATGGGAGAAAGGGCATGTGCTGGGACACTCAGACTATCACTGGACACATGAGCCGATACTTTACTGCAGGAAAACAGACCATCAGCCAACATGGTATGGAGACAGAACACACAAGACAGTAATCTTGAATAGCACAGTTGAAGATTTGGAGAAGCTCAAAAAAGAAGAGTTAATTCAGATGATAGCAACCATCAGACAAGATAGCGATTTATTAAAGGAGAAAAAGGATCCAAGCAGTGAGTACTTACACAGCACACAGAAGCCAGTAGGACTAAGCAAGAGACTAATCAAGAACAGCAGCAGACCAAACGAAGTGGTAATAGAGCCATGTGCAAGAAGTGGAAGCACACTGATGGCATGTGAAACGAGTGGAAGAGTTTGCTATGCGATGGAAATCGATGAGAAGTATGCAGATGTTATATTGACAAGATGGGCAAAGTACACAGAAAAGGATCCAGTGAGAGAATCTGATGGCAAAAAATGGAGCGAACTGTAAAATACTTCAGTACATTCACAGGAGTGGGTGGATTCGAACTGGGAATACAAGCAGGAATACCAGGAGCAGAGTGTGTAGGCTTTTCAGAAATCAATCCACATTCAAGCAAGGTACTAAGACATAAATTTAAAGGGGTAAAAAACTATGGGGACATTACACAAATCAAGGCAGAAGAACTCCCAGACTTCGACATCTTATGTGGTGGATTTCCTTGCCAGGCTTTCTCAATTGCTGGAAAACGAATGGGCTTTAAAGATACGAGGGGGACACTTTTTTATGAACTTGCGAGGATTACTGAAAGCAAGAAACCCAGTATTCTATTCTTTGAGAATGTCAAGGGGCTACTCAGTCATGAAGAGGGGCGTACATTATCCACTATCCTCAAAACTATGGATGAACTGGGGTATGATGCAGAATGGCAATTGCTTAATAGCAAACATCATGGAGTCCCACAGAACAGGGAAAGAATCTTCATTATTGGATATATTAGAGGAAGAAGTAGACGAAAAATATTTCCTATCAGAGGAAGCGATACAGAAGCTAAAGGAACTGAGCAAGGAAAAGAGATAGTCTATCATCAAAAGAGCGATAGGGAAATCAGCAGAATCTATGACACAAAGGGAATTGCTCCAACTCTCCACTTGAAAACAAGGGGGTGGCAGGAAACAAAGATAAGTGTCAAAAAGGAACTAAAGCAAACAAAGGATGAGCTGGAAAACAACAAGAAGCGATGGGGAGACCACTTCAAGACACCAGATGAGATAAGCCCAACACTTATGGCAATAGGAAAGACAGATGTCACAAATGTAGTCGTACCCACACAACTGGGACAAAGTAAGAACTTCGGTAACAGTCAAAAAAAAGCAGGAGAAGAAGCATACACACTAAGAGCATCACAACCAAACGGAGTCATTGTTCACAGCTTACAAACAAGGAGTGCAGACAGACCAAGCCTTAAAAAGAATCCAAAGGCAGGGGGAAGTGGACACATAAGCAAGGTAAATGAGACTTATTGCTTGGACACAGGAAGCTCACAAGCAGTGGAATCAGGAACAAGGATACGAAAGCTCACACCAAAGGAATGTGAAAGACTGCAGGGATTTCCAGATGACTGGACAAAGTATGGCGAAGAAGAAGATGGCTCAATCGTGGAAATATCAGACAATCAAAGATACAACATGATGGGGAATGCAGTGACAGTTAATGTGATTAAAGCAATCGCAGAAAGACTTCACATAAACATCAATGATTGATGAAGATAAAAAAGACATATATACATACATACCTTCAACTAATAGTATTATAGATGAAGATAAAAAGCAGATAAGACAAATATGACCTTCATCAAGACTTGACGAATAATTGAAAACTTCACAAATTACACAAAAATGGCTACGAAAGAAGAAAGGGACCAAAGGATGAGGCAAGTAATGGATTTATTGGTTACTGGCTACACTCAGGAAGAAATAGCTCATCAATTAGGTGTAACAAGAAGAACAGTGGTGTGTGATATTGACAGGGGCAGAAGTGAGTTAATAGAGCAGATGCGAACAAACACAGAGAAAAGCATAGCTCAGATGCAAGCAGAACGAAACAAGCGAGTAAAACAGATGTGGACAATCGCACTGGATCCAAAAAGCACTAAGACTGAAAGGGCAAGAGCCTTGCAACTGCTCCAGGAAGAAGAGAAGATGGACATCAAGAAGAGGCAGTTAATAGGGATAATTCCACAGGACATGCCTGCAGTGGCAATACAGAATACGAATGTGATTGAGGGAGTGACCACAATAGCAGACAGCATCAGGAGACACTTCCCAGAAGTCATTGATAAATTCAAGAACAACAAAACGAGGCTTTTAAATGACCAAACCAAAGAAGATACCAAGAGCGATTGAGATAAGGCTACTGGATGAATTAAAGAAGATTAATCCAGACATCAATAAGGCAATAGACAGCTTAATATTCGCAAATTCTCGCAAAACAGAGGCTCCAGAGCCAAAACAGGAAGCAAAACAAGAAGACTCAAGGGAACTGGTGGAGAAGTTATGGCCATATTTAAGGCAAAGAGTGGATGCCAGGATAGACATAGCGATTGAAGATGCAAAGAGGGGATGGAGATGAACAAGGAATCATGGGATGAATTAAAGGATCATGCAAAGAAGATGCAGGAAAAGAGCAAAGAACTGAAAGGACCAGCAGGGGGATTTATTGGTCATGTTTGGAAAGATGTTCAGAACAAGATGTGGAGCATAGAGCAAAAGAACAAGAAAGGGGCTGGGGATGAATCCAACTGATAAGGAACTTATAGATTGGGCAGTACAGAACAAGCGAGTAGACATTATAGTGAAACACAAGTGGGGCTTCGATTTAAGTCCAGGACAAACAGAGATAGTCCGAAAGATAGCATTCTTGGAAGTTAAGAAACTGAGCATATCAGCAATGACAAGGTATGGAAAGACACAATGCGTGGCATTAGGGATTGCTCTTTTATTGGATTTTGATATTCCAGCAAAGGTTGCCTTTTTAGGACCAAAGGAAGAACAAGCAGGAATCATCAGGCAATACTTAGCAGAATTAATCATAGCAGACAAATCACTTCTTAGCAAGGCTCAAATTTATGTGAGTGGAACTGAGAGAATAGGGAAAGAAGCCAGCAGGAAAAGGATGACATTCACAACAGGAGCAGAATATCGTGTTTTTAGTGGAGAGGGAGATGCAGACAGACTGATGGGATTCGGATGCGTGCCTCCAGATGCAACTCTTATAACTAATGAAGGACCAATCACAGCTATAAAATTATTTGAAAGTAATAAAAACATAAAGTTATACAGTTATAATCATAAAAAAGGATTATGTGAGTTTCGGAACATCAAGCATAGAATAAAGAATCCTGCAAGAAAGCTGATTAAGATAGTAAACACATCAGGCAGTATGATTGTTACAGACAATCATCCTGTTTATGTGGTTGGAAAAGGATATGTTGAAGCAAGGGAAGTGGGTGTAAATGACAAATTACTTAAATGTAACTGCTTTCAATATAATTATGGCAACAACATTATGTTATCAATGCGGAAACACAATAACAAGAAGGCGTCCAAGTTGCCATTGCAAGACAAACTACAAAAGGGAGATGTGGAAGAGGTTATTGTCACAAGAATTGAAAGACTGCCTGCAACAACAGAAACCTATAACTTTGAAGTAGAAGATAATAATAATTATTTTGTTGATGGAATTTTAACACACAATTGCGACATTTTAATACGAGATGAAGCATGCTTAATTAACAGGACTGCCTTTGCAAAGAGTTCAAGGATGCTTGGGGACAATCCAGAGAATGCAATAGAAATAGAGCTGTACAATCCATGGAACACAGATAACAAGGCATACGAACACACACTGGACCCAGCATGGGAAGTGATACAGATAGGCTGGAGACAAGCAGTAAGCGAGGGCAGGACAACAGAGAAGTTCGTGGAACAGCAAAAGAAAGACTTGTTGCCTTTAGAATTTACAGTTTTATATGAATCAAAGTTCCCAGAGCAAAGCGATGATGCTTTATTCAGCATGGACTGGGTAACTGCAGCAGAGCAAAGGACTTTTAATTTTAAGGAAAGACAGGATGAACTGCTGAAAGAATTGGTAGAGATTAAGGCCAAAAGCAGACAAATGGGGGAAAACCAGTACAGACAAGCACTGAAGCCTATCCAGGAAGAACTGGCTAAGTTTACAAACATAATCTCATGCGATCCAGCAGAAGCAGGACTGGATGAAACTGTCATTTTATGGGGGATTGAGTACGATAACAACTTCCAAGTCGTGGATATTTACAGTGAGCCGAAGAGTGAGCCGATGCAAGTGGTAGGGAAAGTCATCAGCATGGCAGAAGACAACATTCCACAGGAAATCAAGGGGAAGATAAACATAGACAGAATAGGCATCGGAAGTGGACCATTAAGCAGAATCAGGGAAGTCATCAAGGAAAAGAACTTAAAGCATATCACAGTCACAGGCTGTCATTATGGAGAAAAAGCTATGAAAAAGGACATATTTCATAACAAGAAAGCTGAGAATTACTTCAGATTGGCAGACATCATGAGAGAGGGAATGATAGACATCCCAGAGCATCACAAGATAAGAAAACAGCTGACCAGCGAGAAATGGGAGCGAACAAGTGCAAACAGGAAGATAGTAAAGGATCCAGAAGACAAGAGTCCAGACTGGGGAGATGCACTCGTTTATTTCATTTGGAAAGACAAGACAGCGATGGCTTATGGATTTGTTTAAATTATGCTCAAACATAAAAAAATTTATATAAAGGGACTATTATTAATAAATACTAAGTCATTCCAAATCCACAAATCACAGATTTATATTCATGGCATCAAATATATTCAACTGGTTTAAACCACAACAAAAAGCAGCAATAGCTGTAGATTCTCTGAGCGAGCAGACCAGAGATGGAATCAATAAAGCATTTATTCCGAAGTTTCTATACAAGCCTCCTTATGGGTATCCAAGATTCGCAAACATGGGATATGTGCGATACTTAGCTACGACTCCGTATGTGGACATGTGCATCAAGACAATCATCGATGAACTCGCAAGCATAGAGTGGGACATAGTATCAAACGATGGTATGGAAGAACTATCTGATGAAGCAGAGATAGAAAACATTCGTAACTTTTTCTTAAATCCAAATACAAATCATGAGACATTTGAGCAGGTCTTTATTAGAATGCCAGTGCGAGATTTACTGGAAGTTAACTCAGGAGTCTTGAACAAAGTGTACAACATGAAAGGGGAACTGGTGGAAGTGGTCGCAAGGGATGGGGCTACATTTACAAAGAATCCAGACATTCATGGGATGTACACAGAAAGGGATGACATAATTCTACCGAGCAAGATTGTAGGGGATGAAGTAAATCCAAATTATTTAAATCCATGGAGTGAGATGACTTCAACTTCTGCAAGGGAACGAGCAGCTTATTTCCAGTATGGCTGGATAAGTGGACCAATCCCAGTACCATTCGGAAAGAAAGAAATTATATGGATTGAAGCCATGAAGCGAACAGATGATTACTATGGATTCAGCCCAGTGCAGATATTACAGAAAAGCCTGCAGATGTTAATGTACATGGTCGAAAGTGACTTGGACTATTACAATGACAACAATGTGCCGAAAGGAATCATAGGACTTGATGACTCAGACAGCAATGAGATTGAGGCATTCAAAGAGCAGTGGTTTGAATCACAAAGGATCAGGGATGAGTTTGGCAATTGGAAGAAGATCATGCACAAGGTCCCAATCACAAACAAGACACCACAATTCACAAGGATAGAGTTCAGCAGTTCAGAGATGCAAGTAATCGAGAAGCAGAAATGGTATACAAAAATGGTGTGGTCAAGTTTTGGAGTAACTCCAACTGAGCTGGGCTACACAGAAGAAGCGAGTGGTGCAGCAAATCAAATAGTGCAGAGCAAAGTGTTCAGAAAGAAAGCAATTAATCCTATTCTTAGAAACTTGGAAGCAAGTTATAACATGCATATCGTGTCAGAGTTTGAATACACAGGAACAGTGAAGACAGACTCAGGGAAGACAATCACAAGACCTAAATACAAGTTTGTGTTTAAGACTTTTGATATAGATGACGAAAAGGCAAAGTACGAATTGTATAATTTACAGACAGAATCAGCAATCAAGACAATTAATGAAGTGCGAACAGAAGAGGGACTTGAAGAAGTTGAATGGGGAAACGAGCCTCCAAAGAGTTGGCAAGGTGGTGGAACTGAGAACTTCTTCGGTGGATTTGGAGACAGTGGCTATGACAGGGGATACGATGAAAGGGAAGATGATGCTATGGATCCAGATGAGCCACAGGAAGATGTAGACCAGGAACAGAAGTCTCAAAAAAAAAATATTAAATCCTTTATAAAGGAAGCTAAATCTAAGTACAAAAGGCGATGGAGAGGCAGGGATGGGAAGTGGCAATATGAGTATAATGACTCTAAGCCAAAGACAGAAAAACAGACTGAATCCCAAGACACTAAGAAACAAGGTGTAGATAAGGAAACTGTCAAACAAGTCGCAAAGGAAGTTATAAAAGACATTCCAGAATACGATGAAGACATGGGTGGATGCACAGGGGAATGTGCAAATATTTCTGAAGCAATTAAAACTAAGTTAAAAGAGAAAGGAATACAATCAAAGGAAGTTGAAGTAAAGCCACCTAAAGCAGGACAAGTTGGCTCAGATCACTCAGCTCTTTATTTACCAGACTCAAAGGAAGTAATTGATACACAAATGTGGCAATTTACTCCAGATAAGCCAGGAGATATTGAAGACAGAAAGATAGTGTTCACTTTAGAAGAATACAGAGAAAAAGGATTTAAAATATTTGATTCGGATTTAAAAGAAGTGAAAGCACAGGACACTTATAAGAATTTAAGCGATGCAGTTGTAAAGGCTTTAAAGGAAAACGAGCAGAAGATTCTACAAATAGTAAGCAGAGAACTCAGTGGTGGAGTTGTTAAGCAAATAAAGAGCGATTTGAAAGCAGGAATAGAGAGCAAAGGCCTGCAGGACATCATCGCAAGCATTAAGCAATTAATGGGACTTGCAGCAATCAAGGAAGTGGTAACTGAGATAATCAGGAAGAACTTCATCAGGGGAGCAGAAGATAGCGAAGAGAAAATAAACGAAGTCCAGGCTTTTAATTACATCCCAGACAAACAAGCGATAGGCTTTATATCAGATTACACATTCGATAACATAAAGGACATGAACGATGAAATCGCAAACAATCTAAGAACACAGATGGAAATGGCTTTTATTAATGGCGAGGGAGTTGCGAAGATTAAGGAACGAATTAAATCTGTTTTTGATGTTGGGGAAACAAGAGCGAAGATGATTGCCAGGACAGAAGCAAACAGAGCCTTTAATACAGGGAAGCTAAATGCATATTTAAGCAGTGGAATCAAGGCAAAGAAGTGGATAATGATGACAGAGGATGACAGAACAAGTGATCTATCGAAACAGATCCATGAAGTATATGGAAGCGAAGACAAGGCAATTCCAATCGATGTAAACTTCAAATTAACAGCGAAAGTGGGCAAAAAGGTACTTTTAATAGACCAAGCAGCTCCACCATTTCATCCAAATGAGCGATGTACTTTAATAATAAGCCCAAGCACAGACTAAAAGGCTTTTAATTATGCTCAAACCTAAAAAAATTTATATATGAAATACCTTATTAATAAATACTATGACAAGCGACCAATCAATAAAACCATTCATATTCTACACTGACAAAGTCAATTTTAAGAGTGAAGACACAGCGAAAGGGAAGAATTATTGGGTTGAGGGCTATATTTCTACACATGACATGGACTTGGTAAATGACATAGTGACTAAGAGTTGCATGGACAGTATGCTGAATCAATTTGATGGCAGAAGCATTAAACTGGATTTCGAGCATGAGACATTCAGAGGAAACGATCCAATCAGCAAGGAAGCAGCAAAGACCAGGATGCCACTTGGGAAAGCAGTCGAAAAGACAATCGACAGGAAAGGCATATCTGTTAAATGGCAAATGAATCCAACATGGAAGAAGTTCGATGAGAAAGGCAATGTTGTGATGAGTTTCAAGGATGTGTGGCAAAACATAGAGGATGGCTACTTCGATGCATTCAGCATTGCGTATGTACCAACAAGAACACAGAGCATTGAGCGAGAGGGTAAATCAATCCGAATGCTTGATGATGTTAATTTATTAAATGTGGCTCTTACAGGGAATCCAATCAATCCAGCAGCAAAGATGGGGGCAGTTATGGCCAAGAGTTTGGAATTTATGAAGAGTCAGGAGACTGAGGAGATAAATATGAGCGAAGTTGAAATCAAAGGTGCTCTTGACAGGCTGGATGAGGCAGTTGATGAGCTTAAATCTAAAATAGAACTTGAGGGTGGGGCTATTTATGCAAGGTTTTCTGATAAACGAGATAGTGGAACTTTTGAAACAACTGAACTTATAAAAAAGGGAACAGAAAAGGATTCATCTAAAGAAAAAGATTCTCCTACAGATTTCAGTGCTTATGGAACAAGTGAATTAATAAGCTATATTGCTGAAAACTCAGATAAATCAGAAAGTGACTTGAGTGCTTATGGCGAAAGAGAATTGATAGCAGAAGCAGAAAAAATAGAAACAGAAAAGAACAAGAAGAAATACAAAGAAGCTACAGGAAAGGATCCAGACAAAATCCCAAAAGCAGGGGACAAGATGGATATTGCTGACAAGGAAAAAATCAAAGAAATGCGTGAGATTGCAGAAGAAGTTGACACAAGTGACTTGCAAGGAATAGCAACAGTCGAAGCAACAAAATTGCTGGGGATTAAGCTATCAGAAGCAAGAGAAGACAAGAAAAAACAACAAGCACTGAGTGAAGCAGAAAACACATTGCTTGATTATGCGTATGGAGACATAGACCTTGACAAAGCAGAACAACAAATAACAACTCTGAGAACAAAAATATCAGAGAAATCACAATCAAGCAGCAATGCTGATAAAAAACACATGGGGTGTAAAAACATGACTGAAGAAGAAAATAAACAGCCTGATGCTCCGAATCCAGAGCCCCAAAAGGAAGCTGGACAAGAAGCAGAGGGACAAGAAACAGGCAATGCAGAAGCAGGAGCTGAAGCAGAGCAAAAAAGCATGACTCTAAAGGAACTGAAAAGTTCAGTACTTAATATGCAAGAGCAAATTAAATCTTTAGAGAAAGAGAACAAAGACCTTAAAGCTGTAGTTGAGAAAGCTCAATTCAAAAGCAAAGGTGCAGAAACAAAAGAAAACAAAAGTCAAGGCCAGCCAGTAATGAATGGACCTCTTGACATGATATGAGGTAATGAAAATGTTAGGTAATTGGGAAACAGCATATAAATCCAGTTTTGGTCTACTTCCAGATAATACTAAGTACACTGATCCTTGGGTAGCAGGATTTAATCCAGCAGAACAAAAGGCAGGAATGCCAAAAGAAAGCTTCGATATGAGGCCACAACTAAAATCAAAGATGGATGCAGGAATGCAAAGCATTCAGACAAAAGCATTGGGACCAGCAACAGGTGGAGCTGGAACTGCAGGATTTGCACTTATTCCAGTATATGTAGATCCAAGAATAGTTGACTTGTCAAGGAAATGGACTCCACTTGTGGAAATGATTCCAAGAGTAACCAACTATGGCGTAACTGCAGACTACAATGTGATCACTGCGAAAGGTGGTGGCTACACAGCACTTGCTGATGCAGCACTTCCAGAAACTGATGATTCATACGAAAGAAAGACACAAAGCATCAAGTACTTGTATTCAGTAGGAAGAGTACTGGGTCCAATGCAGGCAGCAATGCCAAGTTATATGCTTGAGGGATTCAATCCAACAGGCACAGGCATGGGACAAGGTAGCTTCGCAACACAAGGGGCTCCAAATGCAAAGCAAACTGAAGTACTTGTGAAAGCAAGAGCATTAAAAGAGTTAGAAGAAAACTTAATCCTTAATGGAGATGCGAGTTCAGATGCAACACAATTCAATGGTATCATCCAGCAACAAAGCACAACCAACAGAACAAATCTTGATGGTGCAGCTTTAACTTGGGATGATGTAGAAGCAACTGTTCAAGCAGCTTTCGATGCAGGTGGAAGACCTAAGTTGGGAGTGGCTTCAAGTTCAGTAGTAACTGACTTAAGAAGTATCATGATAAATACTTTTAATTTCAGACCATCTGACTTGACAGCAGGAGCATCATTGCCATTCGGTGTGCCAGCACAAGTTGTGCTACAAACAATGGTAGGACCAATTCCAGTGATTCCAAGCATGTACTTGAGTAACACTCCAGGAAGCAAAGTGATTTATTTCTTGGACACAGACTACATCGAGATGAGAGTCTTGCAAGACATGACATACGAAGACCTGGCAAAGACAAATGACAGCAGTAAATTCATGCTGAAGATTTATGAGTGCTTAATCGTGAGAGCTTCAGACTTCAACAGTTTTATTGCAAATATACTATGAGGTAATGGAAAATGGGAGCAACAGATGAATTTGATTATGCAAAAGAAGTGAGTCCGAATGCAGGACTTAAGATTGTTCAAGTATTCACAAAGGATGCAGACGAAAACGACTATGCAGATGTAGACATCGAAGCATATGGTATTAAAAAAGTTTTTAATGTCTTATGCCAAGTGCATACAACTGACAATGCAGTATTGCTGACCGAAGTGGCAACAACTTCAATCGTTAGTGACAAGCTAAGGGTTACATTTCCAGAAAGCAATGATGGGAAGAAGAGAAGCATCTTAGTGTTTGGGCAATAGGTGGAACAGAATGGCATTATATGACAAGACTGTAACACCGACTAAAGCATTTTGCAACAATTTAGTAAGTATTGATGCAAGTGACTGGTTAGTTAATGCTGATGGAAGTTTGAAATTAGCACACAACAAATCAGCCAAAGTAGCTTTAGTTAAATTGGAAGCCCCAGCTGGAAGTCGATTGCTGAAAGTAACTTCGCACTTAGGAATTAAAGCTCATAATGCGAGCAATAAGACCAGTGTGACTTTAAGTGTTAGGAAAGTTGTCAATAAAGCAGACAATGTAACTGATGCTGAAGTGAAAGGAGTTGCAGCAGTTGAATATGCAGCAGCAGTTAAGTCTGACATAGAAGCACAATGTGACGAAATTATTGCAGAGGGTTATTCTTATTATGCAAGAATAACAGTGACCACTGCTGATAATGCGAATTGCACTGCAGCACTTGTTGGAGCAACTGTAACATACCAATAAACGATTTTTTTATTTTTTTTATTTTTTAGATTACTAACTCCCAACATACTGGGCAACAAACGAGGTAAAAAACATGGTAAGCAAATATACAAGGGTAACTTTAACAGGGACAATAAATTCATCAGGAGCAGTTGATGTCTACACAGACAAGATAGTTCGAGGGAACATCAAGGCAGTACACATTGACTATCCAGCAGCAACTGTTGCAGTTAAAATAACAACAGATGAGCTTGTGGCTCAAGACATAGTGGACTTGGGAGCAGCGAACACAGACAGGATAATATATCCTAAGACTCCAGCACAAACAAAAGCAGGAGTAGACATTAATAATTCTTATGACAATGCAGCAATCACTAAACTATACACAGACTTCGTAGTATTCTCAAGATTAAGACTGGTCTGTGCGAGTGGAACTGTAGCACAAATAGTGAAAGTCAATATCATATACGAGGAATACTAAGGGGGTACAAAAATGCTATTTAAGAACGAAACAGAACAACCAAAGAACATCAGAATCCCAAAAGAAACTGGGCTTTATGACTGGAGATGGGTAGAGCCAAATCAGACAATAGAACTTGATGAGATCATCGGAGGACAAAATGGACTGGCAAGAGTTCAAGAATTGGATCCAAAACCTAAAGAACAAGATTCGGCAGTGGAAAGCACAAAGAAAAAACCGAAGAATGTTCGTACCAAGAAAAAAAAGTGATTAACTGTGAAGAGGTTTTTTATAATGAAGCCATGTAAAGATGAAACAGGAATAAGAATAAGCAAGAACATGATCGGATTAGTGACTTTGATGATCATATTATTGACTACAGTAAGCACAGCAGTGGCATACACAGTCGGAGTAAAAACAACAGTTGAAGCATTACAAAGCGATATGGGAATCATGAAACAGAACATGAACGAAATCACTCCGAGAATGTATCATACAGAGCGAGAAATCGCAGTCATACAATCACAGTACCAAGAGATAAATCGCAACATAGAAGAAATTAAAACAATGTTAAGGCGAGAGGGATACAGATGAGTATTATAACAACAACAGAAGTAAGGGATGTATGTGGAGCTCCTGCAGATTTAATTAGCGATGCACAGATACAAGGCTACATCGAGACTGTTGAATACGAGATGGCAAGATGGCTTAATACTCAATTTGTGCCAAAGGAAACAATCGAGATAGTGGATGGCAATGGAACAAGCAGGATGTTCACAAAGCAGAATCCAGTACTATCAATAAGAGGCTTGACAGTTAATAATAACGAAACAATCACACCAAAGGATGTGGATTGGAGCAGAGAAAGTGGAAAAATATGGATGAAGAACTCATCAAAGACAATCACATTCCTTGAGGG